GACGGCGAGGCCAGCCCGCTGCCTGCCGACCGGCAGACTGAAAGCATTCAACCAGACCACAACGATGGAGATGACTGAGCGCGGCCACCGTTTGACTCGGTGAGCCCGAGGCCATGCCACCGACCCCCCCGGCCCCCCCATGCGCAGAGATTCAGGGGGGGGAGGGCGGCCTGCTCCAAAATTTTCAGAAATTCCACGCGGTATTGTTAGTGTTTACAGCCCATGTTAGTGTTTACGGATGGATGCCCCGAAATGTCAGAAAATACCCGGATGTGGCAAGCGTCACTGGGGGGAGTGCAGCGCGACGAGTGGCAACGCGGCGCAAGCGGAAAGAGAGCCCGCCCAGGAGCAGCCCCACGGCAAGATCACCCTGCCCGCTCCGAGAGATATGCCCGCGATGATTTGGTCATTGACTGAGCGTTTGGAGTGTTTGGAGCAGATCGTGGATGAGCTGCTGGCGGGGAAGCGTAAGCGCTCGGAATACATGAAGCAGTACATGAGAGATCGGCGGGCCCGCGATGGTGGGTAAGTGGAAGTCCCGGAAAAACAAAAAGAGGGCGCATTCGCACCGCAGGGCCTTTATTCGGAGCTATGCGCGGCCTGATCGGGTTGATCGGCCGCAAATGAGTTCGGTGGGCACGGCGCTGCAGAAAATCGCGTCGAGAATGGGAGATCGAGGACAATGAGACGATTAGATATTCCGGTTTTTGTGGGGGTCATGAAATCGACCGAGAATGCAGAGAAGCCGATTTATACGGTGCAGGATGCGCCATATACGCTGTCGAATTCGTTCGAGGATTACCGCTGGTTCCGGGCCGAGGTTGCGATCAGGATTCAGGACCAGATCACCGAGACTGAGGTTGTGAGTCAGGTCGAGGAGGTCACGGAAAACGTATTCGAGAAAATCGGCCGCTCCTGATGGCCAGTACCCGCTGGCCGCCGAAATACTCCCGCCCGTTCCCTGAGCTGGAGACGGCCGAAAATTTTCTTTACCGGCTTGAGCGCGAGGGATTCGCTGACTCGATGCCGGTCTGGTATCGGATGTACCTGTGGAAGCGGCGCCGTGACGATTTGCTTGATTTCGCCAGCGGAGTATGATCGGGCCCGTACATTCCTAAGCACCTATAACAAGCAGTTAGGAGACTTCCAATGGGCGCACCGCAAATTTTAACGAGTATTCACGGGCGAGCTTTCGGACTGGGTCCGAAGGGTGAGCTGATTTCCAACAACACAGCCGGCGGGTTAGTCAACGCTCAGGCGGTGCAGAATGCGGTGGTCCGGGCGACCATTGCCAATGCACTGGTTCTGGGGTTGAATGCCGTGCCGTTTGAGCTGGTCCCGGCACCGGGGCTCGGCAAAACGCTTATTGCCAATAAAATTGTCGCCTCAAAGGCGGCTGGCGTGGCATTTGCCGCAGGCGCAGGCGAGGACCTGGCTATCATTCCGACCGGCGGCGCGGTGACGTTTTGTGCCATTGATTCGGCCGGATTCCTCGATTCCACGGCCGACGAGATTCGCTTTGGCGAGCGCGTCCCGGCTAATCCCGAGACGCTCGATGTGACGGCGCTGCAAAATCTGGCGCTCGAGGCGACCATACTGGTGGGCGAGGTCATTACGGGTGATTCGGACCTGATTGTTGAGGTCCATTACCAGATATTTGACAGCCTGCTCAGCTAAAATAGTTGTTCCTCCAGCAGCGTGAGCTGCAGGTTGGGGTGAGTTGCGCCGTTGATTTCGTGGCTCACCCATTTTTTTTGGAGTGATCGGATCACACATGGATAGCGATATTTTCATTTGGGGTCTATTTCTGCACTATGACGACAAGCTGATGTTTCGGGGTACTGGCACGGGCCCTGCGATGCTGCGGGTGCATGAGCTGAAACAGCCAGTGGCGAACGATGAGTCGTGAATCGTCCCTGATGGACGATCTGCGCGAGAAGTACCTCGCGCTGCCGGATGAGAAGCGGGCTGAGCTGGATGCCTTTGTCGAGGACCAGTCAGCCGGCCATTTATGGTTTCCCACGGTAGGCCCGCAGCTCGACGCGGTCAGGTGTCAGGCCGACATTCTCCTGTACGGCGGTGAGGGCGGTGGCGGCAAGTCCGATCTGGGGCTTGGTGCTGCATTCGAGCATCACCAGCGCACCCTGATAATTCGCAAGCACTACGTCGATCTCACGGCGATCACTGACCGCGCCAAGGAAATAAACGGCACTGAGAAGGGTTTCAGGGGCTCGATCCCGCCGCGGCTGAAAACGGTCAACGGCAAGATCATCGATTTCGGTGGCTTGGCGCAGCTCGATGACGAGCAGCACTGGCAGGGCAATCCGCACGATCTCCTGTTTGTCGATGAGGTTGTGCAGAATCGTGAGGCGCAGATTCGCTTTCTCATGGGGTGGGTCAGGACCACTGACCCTGGCCAGCGCTGCCGCGTGATTTTCGGCTCAAACCCGCCGACCGATCCCAGTGGCGACTGGATCATCCCGATGTTTGCGCCGTGGCTCGATCCACGGCACCCGAAGCCGGCCAAGCACGGCGAGCTTCGCTGGTGTATCTCGGACGAGAATGGCAAGGATCTGTGGGTCGATGGGCCCGATCCCGTGTCGATCAATGGCCGCCTGCACCGGCCGAAGTCGCGCACGTTCATTCCTGCACATCTCTCTGACAATCCGTTTCTGGCCAACACCGGTTATGCCGCAACGCTGGATGCGCTGCCTGAGCCGCTGAGATCGGCAATCAGGGATGGCAATTTCATGGCCGCTCGGCAGGATCAGGCCGACCAGCTCATACCGACCGAATGGGTACGGCGCGCTCAGGCCCGCTGGCAGACGCTCCCACCTTACGGCGTCCCGATGTGCGCAATGGGCGTCGATGCAGCGCGCCAGAAGGATAAAACGGTACTGGCAGCGCGCCACGATGGCTGGTATGCGCCCTTTATCGTGGTGCCGGGTGAGGAGACGCCGCATGGCTCGGATGTCGCAGCACTGGTCATGAAGCACCGCCGCCACGATGCAGTGGTCATATTCGACTGTGGCGAGACAAACGGCGCGCAGGCCTTCGCGCACTGCAAGGAAAACGGCATCGAGGTCAGGCGCCATATCGGCATGGATAAATCCACATCACGCACCGAGGAGCGCCAGCTTGGATTTTTCAATAAGCGATCCGAGGTCTTGTGGAAGTTTCGCGAGGCGCTCGATCCCGGTCAGGATGGTGGCTCACCGATAGCCCTGCCGGATGATCCTGAGCTGGTCAGCGATCTCACCGCGCCACGCTGGAGCCTGACGGCAAACGGCATCAAGGCCACCAATAAGGCCGATGTCATCAAGATGCTCGGGCGCAGCCCGGACAAGGGTGACGCGGTTGTGATGGCCTGGGTGGCAGGGCCGAAAGCGCAGACTCACCTGCAGGAATGGCGGCCCGATCAGCGAGTTGGTAAGATTCCGGGCGGTAAGAAGCGCCCACAGGTCAATTTCGGACCAAGGAGACGGAAATGAGTGGACTGAAAAACACAGCCAAGCGGGCAATTAGTTTCGCCAAGGGCAAGGGCTATACCACTGGCGCCGAGCGCCAAGCCAAGGCCGAGGCAGCCGAGAAGGGCAGGCTGGACGCTATTTATGGCTCAGCGCAGATGCCGGATGAGGAGGAGATCGGCCGCCGCGCAAGGCGCAAGCAGGCCGCTCAAAGGGGCTCCCGCGCTCAAACGGTGCTGACGGACCAACTCGGGGGCTGACATGAAGCCTCAAGAGCTGGTCGAGCGGTCGGTCGGGCTGTTTAACGTCCGAAAGGCCATCACTACGCTGTGGCAGGAAATCTCTGAGCATTTCTACCCGCAGCGCGCTGACTTCACCCTGACCCGTTATATTGGCGAGGAGTTTGCCGAGCAGCTTTTCTCGAGCTACCCCCTGATCGTGCATCGCGAGCTGGCAAACGCCTTCGCCGCCATGCTCAGACCGCGCCGTAAAGACTGGTTTTCGATCACCGTCGATGACGAGGACAACATCGCCAAGCAGTCGAAGGAGTGGCTGCAGTGGGCCTCCAAGCGCATGAAATTCGCCATGTACGACCGTAAGGCGCATTTCATCCGGGCCACCACTGAGGGCGATGCCGATTTTGCGGCCTTCGGCCAGTGTTGCCTGACCCGCGAAATCAACTGGGCCTCCGAGCACCCGCACCTGCTGTACCGCTGCTGGCATCTCCGGGATGTGGCCTGGGACGAAATGGCCGATGGCTCGGTCGGTGAAATCTATATCCGCTGGAAGCCCACGCTCAAGCAGCTCAAGCAGCAATTCGGTGAGGATTCGCTGCATGTGACACAACGCGGCAAAAAAGACGATTACCGCACCGACACCTACATCAAGCCCAATTACATGCGGGCCGCGATCTCCACTGATGTCTACGAGGGCCAGCAAGGCCAAGGCAAGGGCTATCCGTGGATCATGGTCTACATGGATGTGCTCAACAATCACATCATTCATGAGATGGGCACGTTTTCGCACGGCATCACCCTGCCGAGATGGCAGACCGTATCCGGCTCTCAGTACGCTTACTCCCCCGCCACCGTCGCTGGATTGCCGGATGCGCGTCTGTTACAGGCGATGACCCTGACGCTGCTCGAGGCCGGCGAGATTTCCGTGCGCCCGCCGATGGTCGCGACACAGGATGCGGTCAGATCGGATATCCAGCTCTATGCCGGCGGCATCACCTGGGCTGATGTCGAATACGATGAGCGCAAGGGCGATGTGCTCAGGCCGATCAATCAGGATCGCCGCGGTCTGCCGATGGGATACGAGGCGCACGATCAGCAAATGAACATGCTGGCCAGCGCTTTCTACCTGAACAAACTGACCCTGCCGCCGCCCGAGGGCGATATGACGGCATTCGAGGTTGGCCAGCGGGTCGAGGAGTATGTCCGGGCAGCATTGCCGCTATTCGAGCCGATGGAGCACGAATACAACGGCGCGCTGTGCGAGGACACGTTCGATGCGCTGTTGCGCACCGGTGCCTTCGGTGCCGCGCAGGATATCCCGCGTGAGCTGCAGGGCAAGGATGTGCATTTCCGCTTTATCAGCCCGCTGCATGACGCCATCGAGCGCAAGAATGCCAGCGAGTTCCTCGAGTCTGCCGACATCATCGAAAGGGCCATGCAGCTCGATTCGAGTGCCGGCGCCCTGCTCGATGTGCAATCCTCGCTCCGATCAGCACTCGAGGGTGTGGGGCTCGATCTCAGGCAAATGCGTTCCGAGGAGGAGGTCGCCGCGATTGTGCAGCAGGCCCAAGAGATGCAGCAAGCACAAGCCGAGGCCGAGATGGCCGCGACTGCTGGCGGTGCTGCAAAAGATTTCGCACAGGCCGAGGCCGCCGGGGGTGGCGGGAGCCCTGGCGAGGCTATAGTTTGATATGGCCCTAAAGGAGTCAATCGAGGAATGCCGACTGCACAAGGACCCGCTGGAAAGGCCCGATTATATCGAGGCCGAAGTGCAGGCAGTGAGGGCCGTACACCGTGGCGAGGCCGACGAGCGCCAGCAACGTATGGCCTTGGACTTCCTGATGCGGGCCTTCGGCACTCACGACACCTCATTCAGGCCGGGGGATGCGCTGTCTACTGCATTCGCAGAGGGCAAGCGGTTCGCTGGCACCACCTTGGTATGGATGCTCAAGGCGGCCCCGGTCAGGACCGACCCTGATAAAACAGCAACCAAAAAGGTAGATGAAAATGGCTGACGACGACCAGACACAATCCGTAATAACCGACGAGGGCGGCCCGACATGGCAGGAATCGATGGCGGGCGACAACCTCGAGCGCCTCGAGGGCCTCAATAAATTCGAGACGCAGGATGCGTTTTTCGACCACTACGATGGCATGGTCAATCGAAACTGGCGCGACGACTTTGCCGGTGACGATGACAAATTCAAATCCACGCTGGAGCGCTTTTCCACGCCAGCCGACATGGGCAACGCTTTCCGCGAGGCTCAGGGCTTGATTCGCTCAGGCAGTGCCAAGGCACCGCCGGCCGAGGGCGCCACAGACGAGGATATCGCCGCATGGCGTCAGGCCAATGGCATCCCGGCCGAGCCCTCCGGTTACATGGACAACCTGCCCGATGGGCTGGTGATCGGTGAGGAGGATCGCGAGATCATGGGCGATTTCATGGGTGTGCTGCATCACATGAACGTCGATCCCAAGATCGGCCATGCGGTCATCAACTGGTACAACAATTTTGCCGAGGAGCAGCAGGATATCCTCGCGGATATGGATTCCGCGCAGCATCAGGAAACCGAGGATGCGCTCAGGCAGCAGTGGGGCGGTGATTACCGGGCAAATATCAACCTCGTCGGCAGCCTGATCGATTCGACGTTCGGCGCCGATTACAAGGAGGTCATCCTGAATGCCCGCGATCCCGATGGCCGCGCCATCATGAACATACCGGGGGTCCTCGAGGGACTGGCTGAGCTTTCCCGCAAGGTCAATCCGGTGGCACAGCTCGCACCGGTGGGTGGCGATCCGCAGCAGACGCTCAACGATGAGATTTCGGAGATCGAGGGCATCATGAAAACCGACCGGCCGCGTTACGACAAAGACGAAAACATGCAAGCGAGGCTCAGACAGTTGTATGATATCCGTCTCAAGCATGAGGCGGCATAGGGAGAGTGCAATGGGTAGCCTATTCAAAAGTTCCGGTGCAATCGGCAAGGCATTCGCGAGAGCAAGGGAAGCGCGGCAGGGATCAAGGCCGCTGACCGGTATCGATCCGGCAGCTCCGGGTGTGGACCGATCACAGGCCGCAGCCGCTCCCACCGCTGAACCTCCGGGCGGTCGCCCTGGCCGCCGCAGGACGCTCGGTGGTGGCAGGAGTGGTCTGGGCGCCCAAAGCGTTCTGACAAGGACATACTGATGACCGGTCTATTCGGCGCAAAATCACCCTCGGCCAGCATGAATTTATTCAAGATGCTGACCGAGAAGGGCCCCGGTGTCACCAATCCCGGCCAAGGGGAGTCAACGCCATTACCTTCCGGTGCGCCCTCACCGGTCAATACGCCGATGACGCCGTCGAAGCAGATCAAGGCGCGGCGCCGCAAGTTGGGTGTGCAGCAAGAGGCCGAATACCGGACGCCGTATGGCTGAGACTTCTTATCAAACGCATTACCGAGGGAGCAGGAAAATGCCTTATCACAATTCACCAGCCGATCCCGGCATCAAGAAGGCGATGATGGGTGGCCACTCTCAATCCGTGAAGGCCAACTACTCGCACAGCGCGCCGCAGGGCGACAAATTCAACACCGAGGGCGGCATGAAAGTCATCAAGGACAATGGCGCCAATGCCATGACCTACGGCAAGCGCAAGGTATCGTCATCTCCGATGATGCGGCCCCAGACCGCCAGAAAATCGTGGCGCTCGACCGGCCAGTATTCGCGATCTAATCGCTCAGGCTGATGCCCTTCAAGAAGGCCAAGGGCGGTGGCTACAAGTCACCGTCAGGCCGCAAGTTCACAAAAAAGCAGGTCGCCCTGTACTACGCCACGGGCGGCTTCAAGAAACGTAAGGCCACGACCGGCGGCACCAAGCATGTGATCGCATCACAGGGCGGGAGCCTGACCTGATGCCCAGAATGCCGGTATGGACCGATCAGGCACCGGGCGGCATAAGCGCAAAACAGCCCGAGCCCAAGGGCACCCTCAAGGAACGGCTCCTCGCCTCGGTGTCAGTCGCACCGCCGGAAACCGTCCAGCAATTCAATTTCGTCAATCCAAACACAGGCAAGGAAACGTGGGGCGATGTCATGCGCGGCGAGGATCGCATCGATCCACCGGATGACCGGGCGCAGGTGTTTATCAACGACAAGGCATACGAGGCTGCTGGTGCAGGGCCGAATTACCGCGAAAAAGCGATACTGGGCGAGTCCCTGCACAACCTGAAACACATCGACCCCGAGCGCTACGACCGCATGGAAAAGGCTGCCCTGGCCGATCCGACTTACCGCCGGTGGGCCGAGGAGTCGATGATCCATGAGGGCGTACATCAGGATGATTTTGCGGAATGGCACCGCCGCAGTCGCTTCGATCAGGTGATCGGAGGCTGGCTACAAGCCGGCGATCCTGACATTCCAAGCATGGCTGGCTGGAGCCGCACCGCTCTGCCATTCGGCAAACCGCTCACCGCTGAGCTGGAAAAACTTGCCAAAGATTTGGACATGCAGTAGATTTCGGCTCACCACAGGTCAGCTAACCTCGCAAGAGCCCTGACCGCCCGACCGGCCCCTGCCGGCACCGCCATCAGCCCCGCAAGGCTAACCTGATGGCCGCCATTCAGGCCAACCCGATTTAGTGGATACGGATTTTCCAACTAATTGGAGGATAGCCTTATGGCTGAAACTGCCTTTCAAATTCAATACCGGCAAGAGTTTATTGCAGGTTTTGAGCAGCTCCAG